AATTAGTAGTCAATTTAAATATTATAGTCCACAATTTAGTTATAGTAGTGATATTTCAAAAAATATTTATATAACAGGCTATAGTCCAGATGTATATTCACAAACAAATCAATGTGAAATAATGAAGAATTTTGCTATAATTTGTGATGGTAAATATAGAGAACAAGAATTTGATAGTAATATTTTTAGTAAATTAGAAAAATATAATAAATCTAATGGGGCATGTTTAAAAACAGGATTATATTGTTATAATTTTTCACTTACAACAGACCCATTTAAACAACAACCAAATGGAGCATTTAATACAAATTTATTTAAAACTATTGAATTTGAGTATAATAATTATAGTAATCCCCCTATTGATGAGATAAATTCAAATTTTACAGTTATTTGCGATGAAACAGGTTCACCTATAGGAGTATCAAGAGATCCCACTAGTATTTACAAATACTATTATAATTTACATGTAATAGAAGAAAAATATAATATATTATTGTTTCAAAATGGATTTGCTGGATTGGTGTATGCTAAATAAATAATATACTATAACATATTATAATAATTTAGTTTTTCTTACTCTACGTGTTCCAGAATTGTATTTTAATTTTGCCTTTTTGGCCAATTTTAGTGCTTTAGATGATTTACTACATCCATTTTCTAATATTTTATAATCTATTGCCGATGCTTTTCCTCCACTAATAGAACTAGCTAGACGCGCAAGTCCCCAACTATGACTGGTTTGGTTAGGTCTTGAACCAGATGAATAATAAGCACCTTGTCCTTTATTTACAATTTTACGTAATGAATTTATAGAACATCCAGTTTTTTTTGAGAGATTAGAATTAATTACTAATTTATCAATATTATATAATTTTTTTACATTTAATATATGTTGTGAAGGTTTGGATTTATATGATGTAATATGTTTTCGGGTAATATAACTATTTTTTTTATACGCTTTACGTGATTTTTTTAATTCATTTGAAATTATTTTTTTATCTTTTTTACTTATGTGTTTAGGTAAATATTTAATTGGTACATTCATATTATTTTAATATAGTATAATAAAATATTATTTTATTACACACTATATTATTTTATTTTACTATATATAATTTAAAATAAAATATGCATGAAAAAATAATAAAATTTGAGAAAAGTAAAATAACAGGAAAAAAATACACAGCCTATGTTAAAAATAAAACAACACAAAAAATACGTAAAATACATTTTGGTGCGTCAGATTATCAACAATTTAAAGACAGAACTCCTTTAAAATTATATGCTTATAAAAATCATAATGATCGCAAGCGTATGCAAAATTATTTTAATCGGCACTCTGGAACAAAAAAAAGAGGAGCAGCAATAGCATTAGAAAAAAGAAAATCGAAAGGTTATTATAATGCCAAAATATTAAGTCATGTTTATTTATGGTAAAATTTTTTCATTTATGTGTTTTTAACCAATTTTTTCCCTTCTTCAATAATGTTATAGTTAAAAGACCAATCATCAATTTCTTTTGGTGTTTGTGCTCCATTTTTTATTGCGTGTCTATAACTCCAATATAAAGTATTTGCTTTGAGTTTCCATTGTTGTGTTTTTAAATCAATTAGTCCAGACGCATCAAAATCAAACAATTTATATTTTCCATCTACAGATTTTCCCATATTATCAAATTTCCAATCTACATACATAATTCCTAGTGCTTGTAAAAAATCTTTTACTTTAGTCATCACTTCTATTATTTCATTTAATTCTTTGCGTGTCATAACAGGTTGTTCTGTTAATAAGGGATTTGATTTATGTGTATCTAGTTGTTCCATGTCTACATAGTTAGTATTAATAGTATAATAATAAACAATATTTGGATGTGTATGTTCCATTAATATTTTAACTATTACACTTTCTGTTTTTTTTGAATAATCTAATAATGGATGAGGTTTACCATAATTTTTTCTAAAAAATGGTTTGCCATCATATGTTTCATCTACATACTTTACAGAATCTGTATCTGGGTCATAAATAGTAGATTTTGTTCCAGCTTTGTTCATAACTTTATATAAGTTTGAAGTTTTCTTTATATTTTATATTTTATAATTTATATTTTATAATTTATAATTTATATTTTATAATTTATATTTTATATTTTATAATTTATATTTTATATTTTATATTTTATATTTTATAATTTATATTTTATATTTTATATATATAAAATGTTGATAGAATTTTTCACAGAATTCATAGGAACTTTTATTTTCTTGGCAGTAATTTTAATGTCAGGTGATCCTTTAGCAATAGGTATTACTTTAGCATCTGTTATTTATTTTGGTGGCAAAGTTTCCGGAGGCAACTTCAATCCAGCAGTAAGTTATATGATGTTATTATCTAAAAAAATAGATATTTCCAAATTTGTAGTATATATAATTGCTCAACTATTGGGTGCTAGTGCAGCATTTTTATTTTATAGCTATAGTAAATAAATTTAGCAATATTTATATGGCGCACATGATGAACGCATAGTAAAACCTTTAATATGAGCACAACGTTTTTTGGTAAATTTTCGTGGAAGACTAAATAGCTTACCATCTTTTCTTTTACATTTTTTGGCTCTTTTTGTGTTAGCACAACAATCTCTCATAATATTATTATTAAATAATAATATTATTAAAGAATTTTTAAAAAATTTAATAACAATTAATTAATTTAAACTTTATTAGTTTTTTCACATAGTCCAGTTATTTTATTTTTACGAGTTCCATTAGGGCATCGCTTAGATTTTGTTTTTTGTTTTAATGGTTTATTTTCTTTTTTAACAGAATTAGTTAAAATTGCTTCACAATTTCCAGTTACTTTATTTTTACGAGTTCCGTTAGGGCAACGTTTTGATTTAGTTGTTTGTTTCTTTGTTATATTCTTTCTTTCTGGTATTACTTTTGTAGGTTCAATTAATATAGGCACACTTATTTCATTTTTGGCTTTATTTTTGGTTTTATTTTTATTTTTATTTTTGGTTTCAGTTTCAGTTTCAGTTTTACTAATTACGTCTAAATATGACGACTTAACACCAATTAATTTTCCTAAATAAAATTTCTTACAACCACTAGGAATTTTAAATTGGTCATTATTTTGTAATGAAACTCTTACAACTATTATTGGAATTTCACCATAATATTGATGTGGCAATGTTGCTTTTTTTATAAGAGTTAATTTTAAATTTCTTGGTAATAATGTTTCATTTTCATGTTTGTATTTAGTTGTATTTACCATATTTATGTATGGTACACCATTTGATATCATAATTTTATATACGCAACATTTTGCTTGTCCAGCTTTTCCTATTCCTGAAAATCCTACTGCTACCTTAAAGTTTGTAGTAATAGACAAAAAATTTTGTACTGTTATTGAGTCACCTTCTTTTTTAAAATTTTCAAAAGGTTGTTTCATTCCTCTAAAATAGGCTTTTTCCGAGTCTTCGTGTCTTGGTGCGGCTTCTAAAAATGCTCTATCTAAATCTTCTATTTTTGCTAAAATTGCAAAAAGAGCATTTTTTTTTGTGTCTCCATAAACTTTATATGTTTCATTAAAAATAGGAGTCAAAAAATAGGGGAGACCTAATCGTAAATAAGAATTTATTGGTCCATCCCATTTATAAGAATAATCAAACAATGCGTTTGATAATAACTTTTCAAAATAAACGTCTTCTTTATATGGAATATTTTTATTAATAATTTTTTTATCTAGTGCATTTATTTCTTTGTTTTTAAATACTCCAATTTTAGATAATGCTAAAGTTTCTTTTGAAATATACATATTCTCTCCTGCTTCATCAATATTTTCTGTATTTATTGAAACTTTAAAAATGCGCTCATTATGTAATGAGGGTTTAATAGCTTTAATATCAATTAGCACATTTTTATTAATATAATACCCTATGTTATTATAAGTAGTTTTATTAGCATATGTTTTTTTTACCATAACTTGTTCATTTTCTATAATACATTTTACATATATGTCTTTTATTTCTGGGTTAAATAAAAATTGCTTTTTTAAACAAAAAACTTTGTCTTGTGATTTATGTTTCATAGGAGTATTTGGTGACGCAGAAAATTTCAAACTATTTTTATCAAAAATTACTAAAATGTTATCTTCGGATTCATCTAACCATTCATTTAATTTTCTTTTTTCTAAAAATATAGGGTCATAACCATACATTTTATATTATATAATTTATATATAAACTATACAATATATATTTTATAAAGTTAAAAAAGTTATATTAAAATTTGGGAATTTCATAATACGCAGCAGGACCACAATATTTAAATGCTGAATTTCCAGTTATACTATCTTGACATTGATACTGATTATTATAAGTATTATCATATGTAAAAAATGTAGGTTTTTTTGTTTGAATACTATATATATCTTGTATTGAATCTTGAGTAAATGTGTTACTTTTAAGACCAGTTAAATTTTGTATTTGTTTTTCATAAAAACTATTTATTGCATTTAAATAACTACTTATTACATTAACAGGAGCATTTCCAGATGCTGGTAATGTTTCTAATCTACGTAATTCCATTTCTAAATCTTTATTACTTGGGTATAAATCTGCTTGTGTTAATGTTCCATAAGGATTATAACTGGCATCTCCTAGTCCACCTTGAATAACAGAGCGACCAGATGTTCCAAAATAATTATTATTACTTAAATCCATAATATCAGATGCTGAGAATGTTTCACCACTATTACTATTTTGAATAGTACCTGAACAATCAAAAAATTGGTCTATATTTAATATATATTGTGTTCCTAATGGTTGATAAGTATTAGTAGCATTATTTTTACCTAACAACGTATAAGTTGTATCTTTTTTTGTTGTTGTTGTTAATGGTGTATTAGATGAAGTATATAAGTTTAATAATATAGTTTTTATACTTTGTAATTGAGTTAGCTGAACATTTGTTAAATCTGAAATAGTTATTGGTCTTTGTAAATTATTCTCTCTTGCGTAATCTATTAAATTTTCATTTAATTTTTGTAATGGTTCAATTACGTTTTTTTCTAAAATATTTTTATCATTACTATTTAAATTATTATTAATATTACTAAATGCTATTATATCTAATATATCTTTAGGTAATGTATCAGGACTTTCTAATACATTAATATTTGTTTCGGATTTTTTAAATAATGAGCCTTTCATATTATAAGTAGAACTATTTGAATCCATAGTATTGCATATACTTATTGCTTTAGCATAATCATTATTTGAATATAAGATTGACAAAAATTTGGCTTTTTTTGAATCATCATTGGAAATACTAGCAAGATGTCCGCTTATATCACTTTCCATTTTGTCACAAATATTTTTATTATTTATATTTTCACTTAAAGTGTTATAATTTAATAAATTAGAAGTATAAAATGTTTGACCTGGGCAACAATTGTCGCCATTTTGAAGATTTTCTATTATATTAATAGTTTTAAAATAATTCATTGATAGCAATAAATTAGTAATAATAATTGAAGTAAACAAAGCTATAATAACACTTTTATTTAATACATATACTCCACAAGCAATTAATATTAAACTTATGACTGCTAAATTTTGTTCATTTACAATATAACTTACTGCTAATGCTAAACTAATTAAATATAGCATATTTTTTATAACATTATTAGAAATAATGTTTCTTGGTAATTTGAATTTTATATTTGTATTCATATTTATACTTATATTTATATAAATATAAATATAAAATTATATAATTAATATTTATACTTATATAATTGAAAATTTAAATTTTTATAATATATATTGAAAAAATATAAAAATCTATGCATATATTATTTAGGATGAACAAAAATAGTGTAGAACCATTATTACAAGAAGACCTTAATCGTTATGTAATGTTTCCAATTAAAGACCAAGATATCTGGAAAATGTACAAAAAAGCAGAAGATTTATTTTGGAGAGCTGAAGAAATTGATTTATCAAAAGATAATAAAGATTGGGAAAATTTAACTGAGGATGAGAGACATTTTATATCCATGATTTTAGCATTTTTCGCAGCAAGTGATGGAATAGTATTAGAAAATTTAGGAGTTCGTTTTATGGGAGAAGTTCAACTTAGTGAAGCGCGAGCATTTTACGGATTACAAATAGCTATGGAAAATATTCATTCTATTACATATTCTACCTTAATTGATACATATATAAAAGATAAAGTACAAAAGTCAAAATTATTTAATGCATTAGACGAATATGAATGTATAAAAAAAAAGGGTGCGTGGGCAATTAAATGGATTAATGATAAGAAATCTAATTTTGCTACACGTTTAGTTGCTTTTGCTTGTATTGAAGGAATATTTTTTTCAGGAGCATTTTGTGCTATTTATTGGTTAAAAAAACGCGGATTAATGCCTGGATTAACATTTTCCAATGAATTAATATCTCGCGATGAAGCATTACATACTGAATTTGCTGTATTATTACATAGTAAATTATTAAAACCACTTAAAAAACAAAAAATCCATGAAATAATTAGTGAAGCAGTAACAATTGAACTTGAATTTATTACTGAAGCACTTCCATGTAGACTAATTGGCATGAATCAAGTTTTAATGAAAGATTATATTGAATTTGTTGCTGACCGCCTAAGTCTTCAATTAGGAGGTGATAAAATTTATGAAAGCAAAAATCCATTTGAATGGATGGAAAATATAAGTATTGAAACAAAAACAAACTTTTTTGAAGATCGTGTAAGCGAATATTCTCTCGCAACAAAAGATTCAAGAGTAAATACTTTTGAATTTGGAGAGGATTTTTAAAAATGTTACAAATTAAATTAACAATATTTCTTTAAAATAATTAATATTAATAAAATACTAATATTAATAAAATACTAATATTAATAAAATACTAATATTAATAAAATACTAATATTAATAAAATAATTAATATTAACAATTAAAACTTTTATACTAATTAATATATTAATTTAAGCAATGTGTGGAATAACATTTATATATTCTATAAAAAATATAAATGCTTTGAATCATATTTTTTATAGTTTAGAATTAATACAAAATAGAGGTTATGATTCAATGGGAATATGTTATATGAATTCAAATACAAATAAGCATGACATATTAAAAAAGGCATCTACTTCCAAAAAAGATTGCTTTGATTTATTAAAAAATATATATGTAAAGAAAAATTTAGAAAGCAATATTTTTTCTAAATTTGCTTTAGGACATACTAGATGGGCAACACATGGAGGTAAAACAGATTATAATGCGCATCCACATTATTCACAAAATGGAGATATTATATTAGTTCATAATGGTATAATTAATAATTTCTTAGTTATTAAAGAATTTTTAATAGCAAATAATTATAAATTTTATAGTGATACAGATAGTGAAGTTATTGCTAATTTAATTGAATATTATGCTTCAACTAGTGACAATTTTGAAGAAGCACTCCAACAAAGTTTACAAAAATTAGAAGGAACTTGGGCTCTTGTTATAATTTATACAAAAATACCAGATACATATTATATAACAAGAAAAGGTTCTCCATTACTTTTAGGATATAATAACAATTATATAATTTGTGCTTCAGAAACAAATGGATTTATTGGATTAGTTTATGATTATATTCCATTAAATGATAATACTATTGTAAAAATTAATAATAATAGTTATAAATTTTTAAATGAAAATAGTGAATTTGATTTATCAAATAATAACAATACTAATAATGTAAAAAAAGCAATATATGAAGATTTTTACAATGCTAAAAAAAAATATACACATTGGATGTTAAAAGAAATAATGGAACAACCAGAAACAATACAAAAAGCATACAATTACGGAGGACGAATAAATAATAATAGAATAAAATTGGGGGGACTTGACCGCTTAATAAACAATATTAATGCTATTGACTTTATATATTTGATTGGGTGTGGTACTAGTTATAATGCGTGCTTATTAGGAGAAATATATTTTAATGAAATAAACTATTTTGTAAATGTTAAAATTGTTAATGCTTGTGAATTTAATGAAAATACTTTACCAAATAATAGAAATAACTCTAATACTTTATGTATTTTTCTCTCCCAATCAGGTGAAACAATAGATGTATATAATTGTTTAAAAATTTGTAAGCAAAAAAAATGTTTAACAATGGGAATTATAAATAAAGTAGACTCATTAATAGCACGCGAAGTAGATTGTGGAGTATATTTAAACGCTGGTTCAGAGATTAGTGTAGCATCGACCAAATCTTTTACTAGTATGTTAATAGTTTTAAGTTTAATTAGTATGTGGTTTATAAATAATGAATTAAATAATATAAAAAAATTAGACTGCTTAAGAATTCTCTCAAATAATATAACTCAATTATTAAATGATAGTAAAATTACAAATAAAATTATAATTTTGAGAGATAACATTATTAATAATGTTATTAATAGCTTATTTATATTAGGAAAACATAAATTATACTCAATAGCGTGTGAAGGTGCCTTAAAAATAAAAGAAGTTACTTATATTCATTGTGAAGGATTTTCAGCAGGTTCATTAAAACATGGACCATTTGCTTTATTAGATAATACAAATTTAACTCTTTTATTAATTGATTATAATGATATTATAAATTATGCTAATATAAAATCCACTTATTATGAAATACTTGGACGAGAAACAAATTTATTTGTTATAACAAATTCACAAAATGTGATAGATGAATTAAAAATAGATGACAATAAATATATACTATTATATAAATTGGATTATTATAATGAAGTAATATTTACTATAGTATTACAAAAATTGGCATACGAAATTTCTATTGCTAAAGGATTAAATCCAGATAAACCTCGAAATTTAGCAAAAGTTGTAACTGTTGAATAATTTTAGTTTTTAAAATTAGTCAAAAATAAATATTAAATAAGAGTCTTATTATTACTAGTGTCATTATAGTTTTCAAATGGAGCAATATGTAAATATTCATAAAAATGCTGTCTTACAATATACATTAAATAAGTAGTTGGATCCCAGTCACTACAATAATTATTTTTTATAGTCATTGGCGACATATGTTGATTAAATTTATTATAATATATACAAGCATCTTCTTGTGTTTCAAAAATTTTATTCATATATCCTATATGTTGACTTTTAAAATTCCATTCTATTTTTTGTACTTCTAATACATAAGGCATTCTAAATAATATATTAGTATTAACTTTAACTTTAACTTTATTTATTTATTTATTTATTTTATAAAAAATTATTTTGTAGTCCCCATCTTTTTTTATGTAATGTATTTTCATAAACATTTGGTCTCAGTTTTGTATCATAAAAGGTATTTTGTGTATAAAAAATTTCATTTGCTGGATTTACAAATGTTCTAAAATTAGAAATATTTATCATATATTCTTTTTGTTCAATAGTACTTACTTTAATAGTATTTTTTATTGTGTTGTCATCTGTTAACGTATTATTTTCTGTACTATGCTCATTATTTGGAACAATAGTATAATTTATTTCATGTAAACTATTTAGATTATCATTTAAATTTTTTTTTAAATAATTCTCAGGTTCTTTGTTATTAATTAGTCTTTCAGCACTTTCATATAAATGAAGAACAGCTTTTGAATTTCGTGGAAAAAATTGTTCTCTATTAATAATAAATTCATTTAATAAAACACGATCATTCATAGCATTATCTTCCATGCCCCAACCCCAATTATTAGGAAATCCATTACATTTTTCAAAATCACTACCAACTATTGAAAAAATTCCACCCAATGTAAAAGTAAATCCATAAAAATGTTTAACAACACCACTTGTAGTAATATAATTAAACATATTTTTCTTTATAGGAACCGAATCTATGTCATTAAATACAAAAGTTATATTTTTATAATCATTTGGATATTTTTTTTTCATAACCAAAAAACCTATATTTTTAGTAGCACCTCTATTAAATGGTCTTGAATCCATTTGATGACTATAATATATTTCATAATCATTTTTATCATAATCTTCCATAATATATTTCATATAAACAGAAAAATGTATTTTTTCAGCAATGCGATCTCTATAAGGAACAATAAAAATAATTTTAGGTATAGTTTCCATTTAAAATATTATAATATAATATATATATTATAATTTTTTAAATATAATTTATTGAGTATTAAAGTACTAAAGTATTCACATATTAATTGTATTTAAGTAAAATAGTTTCCGGTATTAAAGTTGTTTTGTATGCTTCTAATTTTTTATAACATTTATTGATTGTTACTTCACTAATTTTACTAACATTATTTATTGAATTTTTTGTAATATTTAAATTACATACTTGTGATACAAAATATATAATACCGCCAGCAATAGAATGAGGTGTATTTTCAGGAATTAATCCTAATTGTTCAATTTTAAATGCTACAAATTTACACACATTTGTTAATTCATTATTAATATTTAATTTACTACAAAAACGTTCAATAAATGATGATGGAGTTGTTTTACTTAATGATGTAATATCTTCATTTATATTATTATTGTGTTCAATTTCGTTAATAATAGATAAAGCATTTTTACAACCTTTTGTTGCACTAGCATTGTCTAAATTAAATATATTTGATATTTCTTTTGCTGTTCGAGGATAATTATTAATTCTACAAGCAATATATATTGAGGCCGCAATAATTCCATCACGATTTAATCCTCTATATGTTTTTGTTTCTGAAATTTTCTTATGTAGTCTCATTGCTTCATCTATAATAATTTTAGGAATTCCCGAATTTTGTGAAATATTGACTATTAATTGAAATTCATCATAGCGCGACTTTTCTTTATATGGCATTGCTTGCCAATCTGTATATCTACGAATTTTATGCATCTCATAACTTGATTTACCAGGACATAAAACTTTACAACTATAAGAAGATTCTTTCAATAATGGATTAATAGGCATACCACATCGGGTCGGATCACTATGACTATTATCATCAGCACCATAAAATCGCCATTCTGCACTTTGATCCAAATTATCTTTATAAATAAGACCACATTTATTATTAGAACATGTTAAAAATCCATCTTCTCCTACAAATAAACTTTCATTACAATTGACACATAAATTATCATTTAGAAGGGCATCTTCTTCTTTAATATATACACATTCTATATTTACATTAGAGTTACATTCTTCATCAAAAATATTCCATATTTTTTTATTATTATTTTCTTTTAATTTATTTTTTCTTGTTTCTTGCTTATTAAACTTTTGGTTTCTATTAATATAGTTTTCATAATTACATTGTGATGATTCTAACATTTAATTCTCACTATTATTAAATAATTTATTTTTAAACCTATTTATTTCAATTTAAAATATTATTATATTATTAATATTTTAATAATAATATTAATAATAATATATTAGTATATATTAGTAATATGAATTTTTTTAGAAATATTTTTTCTAATTCAACAAAAACAGATGAAGATTTAGATTTATTTATAAATAAAAAATTTACATATTATTTAAATAATTCAAATTTATTATTAAATTTTGTTTCAGATTTTGAAGATTATAAAATTACTGGAAGAAATGATAATAAAAGTAAATGTGATGAGTGCGAAAGTTTATATATATTAACTAGTGAAATTTTTGAAAATTATATAAATAGAGTTAGAATTCCATTTGATATACCTATATATACTGAAGGTAAAGAAAAATCTAATATTAACTATAAAAATAAGGTGTTATATTTTTTTGATATAAAAGATTTAAATAAAATATTACAATCAAAAAATTTAGCACGAAGCAGCGAAGACACCAAACTATTAAATAAAAAAAGAATATTATGTAAAATTATTTCATTAAGTTTTATTAAAATTTATATTATTATAAAAAGTATTTTTCAAACATTTAATAATTATGATTCATTAATTAAAAATAAAAGTACTAGTTCAGGTAATTTATTTCAAGAAGATGAAGTTATTAATCCCACAAATGAGTTTGGTGATACAAAAGAAGATAAAGTTATAACAACAGATAATATATTTGGTCCTCCTCCATCAGACAATACATTTGGTCCTCCTCCATCAGACAATACATTTGGTCCTCCTCCATCAGACAATACATTTGGTCCTCCTCCATCAGACAATACATTTGACAATCCAGCAATTAATGCACAAGAAAATCCATTTATTAATGAGGCAAATAATACACAAGAAAATCCATTTGGTGCTACTACAGATAATACACAAGAAAATCCATTTATTACTACTACAAATAATACACAACAAAATCCATTTATTACTACTACAGATAATACACAAGAAAATCCATTTATTACTGCTCCAACGGGCGACACATTTAATACTACACAAGATAATACACAAGATAATACACAAGCTAATACACAAGCTAATACACAAGCTAATACACAACCAAATATTCCATTAACTGGAGGTGGATTTTTTGATTTTCTTAATCCTTTTTCTAGAAAAAATGAAAATCAACAAATTGAGATTCTTCCAGCAACTGAATATCAAAGAGTAACAAAACTACAAACATCAAACAATGTTTTTTATTCAATATTTGTAATATTATTTGAAAATGAATTAACAGCTAAAAATTTTACCGCGTCTAATTTAAATAATAAATTGGATACACTAAGTAATGAAACATTTATTACCAAAATACCAGATATTTTAGAATATATATATTCTAAAGATTTATATGAACCGGGTTCTAGTATAAAAAATTCAATAATATTTAATAATAATAATTTTAAATTTTTAAAATTAAAAACATCTGATACTTTAGAAAATGATGCTACGTATTATTTAAGAGAAATAGATGAAAAATACACATTGGATGATACTATAACATCAAAACAAACAAAACAATATTTTTCACAAAAAAATCTTGAATTTATCAAAAATTACTCTATTATTAAAAATTTTGATTTAACAATTTTGAGTATTTTAAGTAGTGTAAAAGGTATTTTACAAACAATGATAACTAATTACTTTAAAACTAGAAATACTTTATACGATTCAATAATAAAAAAATTAATAAAATTTAATCCTAGAACTAACGAAATAGAAAATATTAATCCAAATTTAACATATGAAAATATAGTAAAACTAACAAATCAAACAAAAACTATATTATTAAATTTACATAGTAATGTATTTGAATCATTAAATAATATTATAACTAAAATTAGAGAGTCAATATTACGAAAATATGGTGATCAATTTGATAATATGATTACTAATAATACATATAAAGAAAATGAAACAAATGAAACAAATGAAGCAAATTTATTAGGTGGTAAAACAAGAAAAAAATATTATAAAAAATATTATAAAAAAACTAAAAAAACTAAAAAAACTATAAAAAACTATAAAAACTATAAAAAACTATAAAAACTATAAAAACTATAAAAACTATAAAAACTAATTTCAAAAAATTATTACATTATTATATTATAGTATATTATATAATAATATAATGCAAACAATAAATGTAGTAAGACATTATAATATTATTCTTACAAGATTTAAAAATTCGATATATAATGATAATACTGAATGGATAGCAAGGTGGTATTTTGATAATTATTTAGAGGATAATGTAACTTTCGAAGTAAGAGGATCTGTACATGTCACATATCCAAATCCTCCCCATTTATCTGTAAGAGTTATTTATCAAGATGGGACAATGACTGACTGGCTACATTTAAGTCAAGATGAAAATGGAGTAGGTTATATTCAACCACTTGGAATGGGTGGAATGGGAAATAAATTTAAGAAAAATTTAACAAGTAAAAAGAAATTTAAAAAATTAAAGACTTTGCGTAAAAAATATAAATTAAAATATTAAAATAATTAAAATAATTAAAATAATTAAAATAATTAAAATAATTAAAATAATTAAAATAATTAAAATAATTAAAATAATTAAAATAATTAAAATAATTAAAATAATTAAAATAATAAGAGAGATCTTTAATTAATTTGTAATTTTTCCAATAAACTATTATTATATATTAAATTTCCAGATGGTTTATATGATTTAACATCTTTATAGTCCTTACTTGATGAAGTATTTATATTTTTAACTTGCTTATTATTAGAAAATAATAAGTTGTCATTAGTGTCTTTATTTTCTATAGCAGAACTATTATTAGTATTTTTGTCATCATTATTAATAATATTACCATATTCATCAATAGCATTACCTGTTTTCTTTTTTATTTCATTACGCACATAAGTTGGCACCCAGTGTTTCCAACTTATAAATAATAAATTAGGATGCGTATATCTTACAATAAATCCATTTGCTCGCAATTTATCTATTGTGTATGCTGTACAATCTTTATAATCATATTTAGGTACACCTATTACCATTTCGGGCATTAAATACCAACAACAGTTATCGTTAACTACATTTTTTGAAACAAATTTAATTTTATTATGTATTCTTTGTAAGATTTTATTATAATTATTTAAAACATTTAAATCTTGTTGTTGCTTTTTATTATATAATTCATCTAAATTTAATTTTAAAGATTCATCTTCATTATCTATTTTATTTGAAAAATTATAAAAAAAATCAGATGACATATTTTTAATATTTTAAAATATAAAAATATAAAAATATAAAAATATAAAAGTTTATTTTCATTAATTATTAATTTAATGAAAATAATTAAACATTTGGTTTTAAGCGGTGGTGGTCCAATAGGATTAGTAGAATATGGAGCATTAAAATATTTAACTGCTAATAATATTATAGATTTTGCCAATATACAATCAATTTATACCACATCTATTGGAAGTATTATAGCATTTATATATATATTAAATTTTGATTGGACATGGATAGATGATTTCTTTATTAAAAGACCATGGGAAAAGTTAATAAATTTTTCTTATGGTGCATATTTAAACATTTTTTATGATAAAGGAATTGTTAATAAAAAAATTATTATTAATGCTTTAAAACCTTTATTTCTTGCTAAAGAAATACCATTGACTATTACATTACTAGAATTTTATAATTTAACTTCTATCGAATTTAATATGTACACTTGTAATTTAAGTAGTTTTAAAAAAGAGAAACTTAATCATATTAATACACCAAATTTGGAATTAATAGATGCATTATATATGTCTTCAAGTGTTCCTGTAATGTTTGTTCCATTATATATTAATAATTGTTATTATTTAGATGGAGGTATTTTTATAAATTGTCCAATAAATGAATGTATATTTGAAAAAAAATGTTGCTATGACGAAATATTATGTTTTACAAATGATAAAAGACAACCTATTGATATATCTAATAATTTTTATAAAGAAAATAATTACAATTATGATTCTAGTAATTATCAATTAAATCAAGATGCTAATTTTTTTGAATATTTAATTTATATTATAAAAACATTATTTAATAAACTTGCTATGATTGAAAATGAAAATCTTATTATAATTAAAAATAGTATAAATGTGTGCTTAACTGAACAATTAGTAGATTTGAAATATTGGTCATATGTATTTAAAACAGAAAGTGAGCGTAATTATTTAATAAAACTGGGTGAAAAACAAGGAGAACAATTTGTTAACATGCTGACGTCTTTAAATGAAGATAAAGATACTAAAGATACTAAAGATACTAAAGATACTAAAGATAAACTTTATGAAGATAAGCATGAAGACGAATATAAAGATGAAGCAAAAAATGAAGATGAACATGCTATATATATTGTTGAAGCAAACGTTGTTGAAGCAAACGTTGTTGAAGCAAACGTTGTTGAAGCAAACATTGTTGAAGCAAACATTGTTGAAGCAAACATTGTTGAAACAAACGTTGTTGAAGCAAATATTATAATTAAGCAATAGATGTTTCTAAAAATGTTATCAAATTAGCTTTAATGGGTTTAGCATCATAATTATAAACTTCATTTTTATAAATTAATTTAATAGTAGGATAACCTTCTACTTTATATTTATCCGCAATAGTCGAGTTTTTATCACAATCTATTTTTGTTAGTGTAATTACATAATCATTTTTAGCATTTTGACTAGCAATATGATTTTCAAATTTTTTAATTTCTGGTAATGCTTGTTTACAATAGGGACACCATTCTGTATAAAAAAACATTATTAATACATCATTGCTAGTGTTTTTATCTCTTGAAATAAACTCTTTATTTAATGAATGATTTTTTATAATACTATTTTTAATATAATTATTATATACAAAATAAAATACGCCTGAAATTATTATAGCTAGTATTATAATTAGCAAAAGTGTTTTTTTATCTTTAATAATTCCTGTTAAAGCATTTTTTGAATATTCTAAATAATTATTAAATTTGTGAGTTAGCATATGTTTTATATATGTTTAATAAATAATTTTATAAGTATTTAACATATTATTTTAAATAAGTATTTAACATATTATTTTTAATAATTATTTTATTATTAATTATTAGTAATATTATGGCAAAAACATATAAAAAAAATAGTATTATAAAAAAATCTATGAAAAAATCTAAAAAAAATAATACTAGCAAATCAATATACAATAGTAAAGATTATAAAAGTGGGGATGGAATGTTAACAAGTGTATGGGGACCTAGTTTGTGGCATTATTTACATGTAATGAGTTTTAATTATCCAATTAATCCTACAAAAATACAAAAACAAAAATATAAACAACTATTATTAAATTTTCAATATACATTGCCTTGTAAATATTGTCGTATGAATTTAAAAAAAAATTTCAAAAAATTTCCACTAACTGATAAAATATTTGAAAATAGAAATAATTTTTCGCGTTATATTTTTAATTTACATGAGCAAATTAATAAATTATTAGGAAAAAATTCTGGTTTAACATATTGTGAAGTGCGTGATAATTATGAACATTTTAGATCTAGATGTACTATTGATAAACCCAAATTATTTAATTATACAAAAAAGAATAAAGAATTAAAAACTAAGGAAAAAGGTTGTACAACACCTATGTATGGAAAAAAATCAAAATGTATAATAAAAATTGTTCCACAAGAAGAAAAATGTAAAACATTTAATATAGATAAACGATGTTTAAAACATAAATAAAATTAAAATTATATTTTATAATATTATATATATTTTTATAATATTATATTATAATATAAATGAAACATAATCGCTCAAATAAGTTTTCACGCGTTAAAAATTTTGCTAAGTTATCAAAAAAAAGGTTATTAGCTTTAGTAAAAAAATTTACACGAAGAAATAAACATAGAAAACAAAAAGGAGGATGAGGAGAACCTATAGTTAATAATTAAACAATTTATTAAAATCAAACTATTAAAATAATACTTACATGAAAATATTATGATAAATCTATTATTATATAGATTCATAATATTTGAGACACAAGTATATACAAAAATATATTAATATATTGACTTATAATGCCAATATATTAAAAATTTTGTAACTTTATATACCAAATGAACTAAAATCTGTTAACACGGGTCTTGGTATAAATTCAGAGTCTCTATTTTCTTGACTAGAATCAACTAATAATGGTGATTGATATGGCGGATAACTTTCTCTCATAAAGTTTTGATTTCTATTAAAATTATTAGTATTAGAACTATTAGTATTAGAACTATTAGTATTAGAACTATTAGTATTAGAATTATTAGTATTATTAGTATTTCTAGAGTTATTATTTCTAGAGTTTGACACTAAATTATTACTTACTTCTCTAATTATTGTATTATTATCATCAACTTTAGCAACATTTTGGTTTAAGCACATATTTGATATCATAGTTGGTGATACGTTTGGACCAAACAACGTATTAGCATAGTCTAATGGATTCATAGTATTAACAGGATTTACTATTGGGTTAGATGGTAAATTCATTGCTGTTTCAAAGTTATTATATATTGGAGGAATATAGTTAGAACCAAAAGCACCTTGCCTTAATAAATATAAATTAAAGTCATTATAAAAATTATTGGCTTGTGGATTATTTAAAATATTAGCAGATGTTTCAGTAGTTGGTGTTGGTGTTGGTGGTTGAAATATTTGACCATTCACAATAACATTTTCTCCATTTATTTTCATACTAAATTTTGATAGTTTTTGATCACTTAAATCATAAAAATTTCCTGAATTTTCTATAAATACCATATTTATAGTTTTACTATTTGAAAGATCTGTAGTTGAAATAGTACTTATATCTAACATAATAGTTGTATTTGCTCTAATATTTAGTAATGATACATCAGTTTCATTATTGTAATAACTTAACATTATATTTCGCGTTCTAAAATTAATAAGATTTCTATTTTCTAAAGTTACATTATTTGAACTTTCTAATATTAATCCACTTGGTAAAGTTGCTAATTTATATTTAAATCTGCGAGTATCTAATGTATAATAATTATAACTAGAATCAATAGCACTATCTAAAAAATATCTTCTATTGTTACTATTAATATTACCAAAAGATTCTTTTACATTTGACATATTTACAAAGACAATACACGACAATATTACAAATATTAATAACAAAATTATTAACAAATTATTTTTTTTAAAATTGAGATTCATATTATATTATATTAAATATATAATAAAAATTTTCATTATAACTTTAAATGTCTAAAATTATTAAATCCGTAAATTGTCTTCAAAAAAAATTTAATACTTCAAATTTAAATATTATGGAAATTGGAATTGATGAAGCTGGAAGAGGTCCTATGTTTGGTAGAGTTTATAGTGCTGCTGTTATTTTACCTAATAATGAAGAATTTAAATATGAATTGTTAAAAGACAGCAAAAAGTTTACTTCTGAAAAAAAAATAAATGAGGTTGCTGATTATATTAAAACTAATGCCTTAGCTTGGAGTGTGTCATATGAAGATGAAAAAACAATTGATTCTATAAATATTAGACAAGCTACTTTATGTGCTATGCATAAAGCAATAAGTGAGCTAATTAAGCAAACTAATAGTATTAGCAATTCAACTATTAATGAGCATTATTACTTATTAGTAGATGGCAATGATTTTAAACCATATACTTATTATTGTGACACTACAAACATTATTAAACAAATTAATCATATTTTGATTGAAGGTGGAGATAATAAATTTTGCTCAATTGCTGCCGCGTCCATATTGGCTAAAGTAGAGCGAGATAAATATATTAAAGAAATGTGTGTTAACTTTCCTAAACTAAATATTTATTATGGCTTATTAACAAATAAGGGTTATGGAACATCTAAACATTTGGAAGGAATAAAAAAATATGGGATTAGTAAATGGCATCGCACAACTTATGGTTGTTGTAAAGAAGCACCTATTAATAGTGAGGAATTTTATAAAGATTAAATGCTAACTCGAAGACGCCTTGACCAATTAGCTTTATGCTCTTTAGTTTTTGACTTTAATTTCTTATTATGAATTAATAGTTGGCGCATTTTTTCTTGTTTATTTTTAATAAGTTCAATTGTCTTTTGTATTTCACTTAGTTCATTTGATAACTTTTGCTTCTTTGCTTTTTGCTTGCTCTTAAAATTAGCATAATTCGTTTTATATGTTTCATAATTATAATCGTCATCTGATTCTTCATCTTCTTCTTCATCTTCATAATCAGGGTCTTTTGGGTCATCTTCTTCTTGGTCATCTTCTTCAGAACTATAATAATCCTCCTCTTCTTCAAAAATGTCACACACATCATTTACGTTATGATTATATGTAGTACTATCACAAATAGTATTAGAATTAGTTGATGTTGAACTATTACTATTACTTGCTAATGACATAGCATGTTCTTTAAAGGGACTAAATTGAACTTCCCAATATAATGGGTCATCATATACCATTACGCATTTGTTATTTTCAATAGCATTGTAAAAATTCTGCGAACCTTGATTATTGTAATAAAATTCTACCTCAATTAAAGCATAACAATAATTATATTTGTCTTCAACATAATATTCTGGTTCAAGATGTTTAAAAACTTGGACATTTTTAATTTTGGCAATATTAAAATCTTCAAAATACTTAATAATAGTAGGAATGTCTTGATAAACAACATAATCCGGAATGTAGAGCATTTTCTTTGAAAACATAGTAGTCATAATATAATAATTTAATTGTTAAATATTAAATTTTTGAAATCAATTTTTTTTTATAATTTTATATTTAGGAATAACCAATAACTAACAATTTTTTTATATATTTTTATATATTTTTATATATTTTTAATATATTTTTAATATATAAATATGCCAACACCTGAACAATTTGATGCAGCTTTTGAGAGAGAAAAACAAGGTATATTACTTGCTATTGAGAGAGCTAAAGAAGCAAATGAAGCTGCGTTAGCATCATTAGGAAAAGGAAAAAAGCGTATTACAAAATTGCGTAGAAAAAAAATGAGCAAAGGTAAAAGACGAGGAACAAGAAGAAGAGGAATGCGTTCAAGAAAACATTAATATTAAATTTTCATAATATAGATTTAATATATTAAATTTATATATTAAATCTATATTTAATATATAGTATGCGTAAAGTAACAAAAAAAAAAGATATAAAAAGAAAAAGAAAAACACAAATAAATATAAAACAAATTAAAGGTAGAGGCAAAGAAAGTTATGAGCAAGTTGTTGATAAATTTAAAATAATTTTTGGTGAAAAGGTATTTAGTAAAATATTATACTATTCTAACCCAAATTATATTCAAAAATTTATAGATTTATTAAATATTGAGAGAAATAAACCAAAGAATAGCAATTTAAACAATAATGAACAAATTACTAATATTTTACATCCTGCTTTAGAAGCATTTTTAAATTTTATAAGAAGTGAGTATTTTGTTTTAAGAGCAGTTATTCCATCTATTGTAAATACTGATAAAGTTCTTAAACCTAGCAGAATAGAAAAAATACTAACACTAGCAAAAAAAGACAGGTTAGTAGAAGAATTTATTCGAGACTTAGAAGTGCTAAAATTAGGACCTGATAGTACTATAAATATACCAGCTATTTCATCTCCAATTCGACTTCCAAGTCCAAGTCCAAGTCGAATTCCAAGTCCAAGTCGACTTCAATCATCAGAACTAGCCCCATCATCAGAACTAGTTAGAGAATTAATTCCAGTTCCACCTCCATCTCAATATAAATTTAAATCTCCACATAAATCTAAATCTCCACATAAATCTGAATCTCCATATAAATTTAAATCTCCACATAAATCTAAATCTCCAGTTCCTATTGTAGCAATACGAGTAAGACGAGTAACACAAAGCAACCCAAACTCAATTAAGGTTAATAAAGTGTTAAATCTTGGACAAGGAAGAAATTATAAAAAAACCAGACGCCATAAAAATCATTAATATTTAGTATAAAAAAATTGATTTCTTTTTTAAATATAAAAAAAAAGAAATCTTATAAGTTACGACATAAGAAAAAATAACAATGACATGTGTTATTACTAATTATTTGTTAAGCGAAATTTTTAATAGTCAAAATATTGAGAAGTTTTATAAAACATTAACTAGTGCACATTATTATTGCGAAGATGATTTTAAATTAAAGACTAATTATGCAATTTTATTGTTTGTTGATACGTTATTTTTAGATAAAGTTGGTGGTTATAAAGGGTTAATAGTACCACATGCCCAACAATGCGAACTTTATGAATACATAGCTGATAATCGCTTAAAAATTTTTCATTATGTAACTTTTAAAGCGTCTGCTCATAATGATTTAACTGGACTTCAATTGCTTATTGATGAATTTAAAAAAGATAACTGGATTGTGCTATTTGGTCATTATTTATATGATAAAGCATTGGATTTACTAAGTAGCAAAGATGATTATTTTGACATAAAAAATAAAATATATGCTGTTATTTGTAGTCTTAAAGAAGCACAAGTAATAAAAGAAGCAGAAAAAGTAGAAGCAAAAAAAGCAGAACTATTATGTGATGCTTGTGAAAATGATTGCTCTATTTGTTTAGACACAATGGACATTACTAATAGTATTACAACTTTGTGTAAGCATAGCTTTCATATAAAATGCTTATATCCAATGTTTGATGAGGCTGTAAAAAAAAATACAAAACAGCCTAAAATTAGTTGCCCATTATGTCGTGCTGATGTTTTTATAAAGTCAAAAATAACATTTAATGAAATAGTGAATTATTAAAAAAATTATTACATCTTTAACTATAATATTTATTTAAATATTTAGAATAATCTGTTGGTAAATATGTGTTATCTTCTATTTTTATTTTTTCAATATCTAAATAATCTCTATTGTATAGATCTGTGCTGTTTTGTATTCTTTTTTCAATTTTTTCTAAATCTGTCCATTCAGGCAGATTTAATTCTTGATGTGAAAAATTATTAATTTTATTTTGAATAAAGTATTTATCGCCAAAATAAGATAAATGCCACCCACCATTTAAAATTTTAACACAATCCATTCCTCTAATAGTATTACAATTTACATTTAATTCTTTATATTTTTTATATGATATAATTTTACTTGTTATTATTTTAGATTTAAATCTAGTATTTAAATTATAATAGTAAAAATCCATTTCAAGTATGTTAATATCAACTATTAATGCACCTTGTTTTATATTATTTAATGTATTTGGGTCAGGAATTTCATCTAAATCTGATATTATTATTAAATCAGATTCTGTTAAATTTTCAATAGAATTTATGCCGCGCGAAATAGCATTTCTTTGAAAAATTTCATTATTCCATACATCATTAGCAGCAATATTTACATTAGGATATTTGTGTGGAAAATCATCTACAATAATATGTATTATTTTATTAGTAAATTTTTCAAATAAATGTTTATTTTCATTAAAAAACAAACTTTTTTCTTTACCAACAAATGTATGTGTAGATTCTACAATTATGAAATAATCTACAATATTATTTAACAAATTTAATCTGTATGTTAATAAATCTAACTCATTATAAAAAATAAAACAATCAATTATTTTCATAATAAAAAATATATAATATATAGTATATAGTATTATATAGTTTTATATAGTTTTTATATAATACTATATATTATACTAACTCTATTAATGTTACTTAAATTATTGGTTTTATTGAAAATAATCAGCATTTGAAATGTTGAAAAGTAAAAAAATACTTATAAGACATAACAAAAGAATACACTCTAATAAAAAATTGCTCATACACAGAAAACATGGTATACATGCTTGTATAATGTTATAACACAAGTAAATGCGTTAATTATTGTTTACATAAAACAACTACAACTCCACTTCATGCTCTAAGTCATCGGGTGTTAGCTCTAAATCTACATTATTAACGCACTTAGAAACATGGGGCAAGTTATAATGTGTTTCCCCAGTTTTATTGTTAACCCATGAAAAATCATGATCATAGTCACAACTCAGAATGCGGTCTTTAAAATTTTGTGCCCAGCACATTGCGTAGTATGTAAACCTAGTTTCTGTTTCCCAGTCCATAGTAGACAAAACATTTGACACGTGTTTCAGAGCATCACACAAGTCACCTTCATTTACTCTCTCTGTGTCTTGCATAGCATTTATCCTTCCTACTAAAAAGTCAATCAACAGTCTAGTCATTTCATCCGCCACGACTTCCTCCAAACAAGCCTCAAACTTTGAGACTCCATGCTCAACATACCATGAATCAGTTCTTATCCAACAATTCATAATAGCCTCCAATTCTCTGGGAAGTTTCTGTACATCAAACTTGTTTTGAATAGTGGCTACTACTTTATCGAGTTTCATATTTATCATAACCCTGAACAAGACATCGTCAATAATAAGAGCGCCAAACAATCCCCGAATCTCAACAATATTGTCATTATTCATAGAGTTAATTACTTTTAGTCGCTGTGCTTTGCCGAGGATATTAGTTAACTAAATAAAAAAGTAATTCAATTTTATTAAAGTATAATAAGACAATACATAATACACATTATACATTAGTCTCTAATAAATAGGAGCACGACACAAAGGACATGGAGCACAAGTCTTATTGTGATTTTCCTTTTGTTGTAAGTATATACGTTTACAATCATCCAAACATGCCATATGGAATATATGCTTACAAGCAGTTCTAACACAATGAGAAGTAAACAAATTAACATGATTAACTGAATCAACTTCCAAGCAAATAGAGCATTCCCATTTTGGGTCATGTTTGAAGTCTAATGCCAATACTTCTAATGGGATTACATTCTTAGGAATTGTAGCAACATGAGGCAAGCGATAATGTGTTGACATAGTTCGTTTGCTAAACCACGAAAAAGGACGTTCAAAGTCTCTATCTATTAGGCTCTCTCCGTTATTTTGTTGATAGCGTTCTGCTTCGGCAGTCAACTTGGCGTTAATATCCCAAAAATAGTTACTAGTAAATTGTGACATAGACACACGAAGTACTTCTAAAGCCAAGTCGTCTTCGTTGACAACACTTCCAAGTCCATATTCATACTCTTTCTCTCGTACTTTTAAAAGATCAATTACATGACGTCTCATTTCCCTAGAGACTACATTATGAAGACAATGCTCGAACTTTGACATTCTAGTTTCATGATCAATATACCACGAATGTGTTCTTATCCAACTATTCATAATAGCCTTCAAATGCCTAGAAAGAGTGTGTGTAACAATGTTTTTTTGAATAGTATTTACTACTACATTGATTGCATCATTTAGTAAAGGTGCGTTAGTCTCAGCATCATACAAAGCATTAATGCGGGCATCCAAGCCGACCTTGCATTCTGTCATAGTTGCTGTTCTCTTGTTTTCCTTTGTATAGTTGTAGTAGACTAGCACTTAACTAAATAAAAAATGATTTCAATTTTAATAAAGTATAATAATAAAGTATAATAATAATTTTTTAATAAAAAAAATATACAAGACACAATACATGCTAGTCTCTAATTATTAGCATGGCACAAGAGTGTTAACACCTACACAAACCCAACCTACTTCCTCTTCTTCATATTCCAATTCTTCCTCTTCGTCTTCGTATTTTGAGAAGCGATTTGGTTTAGGAATATGAGGCAAATGATAACACACTTCCTCATTTATGCTGTCGTAATACTGGAAATGTCCACCATCACTGCTCTCTATTAAGGTCTCTTCAGCATGTTCTTTTATCCATTGACAAGCCTCTGCCTCGAGTTCAGCACCCATTGTTGACCATAAGTTCTTATGATAATAATACAAACAATTTGATGCGGTACTCAGAGCATAATATAAATCCTTTTTTTCGGGCATCTTGCCATCATCCTCATTCATCCACTTCACTAAAAGGTCAAACACTCGGGTCTTCAGCTCCTGAGACACAATTATCCACAAACACTTTTCAAACTTTGAATCTCCGTCATCATCATACCACCGCCCAGTTCTTGCCCACATATTCATTATTTCAAGCAAACCTTTGGGAAGATGCGCTATAACCATTGAGCTCTGAATACCCTTCATAACAAAAGCAATAGCATCTTTCACCTCTTCGGTGTGCTCTTCGGCAGTCATCAAGTCCAAAATTGTTTTGCTATTCATAGTTGCTTTATATAGTTTGTGGAGGCTATCACACAATTAAATAAAAAAACAATTCAATTTTTTATTAGCATGACAATAATTTTATTAATTTTTAGAATCTAGTGTATCTATTTCTATAGAAACTTCTTTGTTTAACAATGATTTTTTATTTATAAATTTTTTTTCATCAAGTAGCATCTTTATTGTAATAATAACAATTACTTGTTCTACTAGCACCGAAAATAACGCAATATCTATTTGTGTTACACTAATTAATATTGTAAAAATAT